TCATGCGGCGGCCCTCAGCGCTTCGGGCGCGATCGCCGTGAGGTCGCGAACCAGGCCGGCTAGTCCCTCGACCCGGAGCCGGATGTCGGCGCCGGCAGGCCCGACCACCACCCGCTCTACCAGCGCCCTGACGATCCTCGCCTGCTCCGCCGGAAATAGCTCCTCCCACAGCGGGTCGAGCCGATGCAGCGCGTCCCGAACCTCGCGCTCGGTCAGGTCCGGAGCCTCGCGTCGAGCGGCTAGCCAGGTGCCGACCACAATCTCCGGCTGTCGAAGCAGGGCGCGGACCTGGCTGATCACCGCGCCCTCGATCTGCGCCGCCGAGACGCGCCGCACGATGCTGTCGTCGCTGTGGGCGTCGCTCTTCAGCACCCGCTGCGCCACGTAATAGCGATAGAGCCTACCATTCTTCACAGCATGGGTCGGCGATAGCGCCCTTCCGTCCAGCCCAAAGATCAGCCCCTTCAGCAACGCCGGCGCGTGCTGCCGGTTCTGTGCCGCCCGGGTGCGTGGGCTGACCTGCAGGATGGCATGCGCCCGGTCCCACAGGTCGCGCGATACGATCGCCTCATGTTCGCCGCGGTAGATGTTCCTCTTGTGGGTCACCTCGCCGATGTAGGTCCGCAGGTTCAACGCCTTGTAGACGTCGCCCTTGTTGAGCAGGCGGCCCGACTTGCTGGCGCTGCTCTCGGCCTGCAGGCGGCGCACCGTCTCCACACCCGAGCCGGTTTCGATGAACAGCTCGAAGATCCGCCGCACGCGCGTGGCCTCCGCTTCGTTGATGATCAGCTTCCGATTCTGCACGTCGTAGCCGAGCGGCACCTTGCCGCCCATCCACATGCCGCGCGCTTTCGACGCGGCGACCTTGTCCCGGATGCGCTCCCCGATCACCTCGCGCTCGAACTGGGCAAAGCTGAGCAAGATGTTCAGCGTCAGCCGGCCCATGCTGGTGGTGGTGTTAAACGACTGCGTGACGGAAACGAAGGTCACGCCGTGCGCTTCCATGGTCTCCACCAGCTTGGCGAAATCCATCAGGGAGCGGGACAGTCGGTCGATCTTGTAGACCACGATGACGTCGACGAGGTCCTGCTCAGTGTCAGCCAGCAGCCGCTTCAGGGCCGGGCGCTCCAGCGTGCCGCCGGAGAACCCGCCATCGTCATAGCGGTCCCTGACCAGGATCCAGCCCTCGGCGCGCTGGCTGGCGACATACGCCTCGCAGGCCTCGCGCTGCGCGTCGAGCGTGTTGAACTCCTTGTCGAGCCCCTCGTCCGTGCTCTTGCGGGTGTAGACCGCGCAGCGCAGCTTCTTCGTGGTCGCCGGCATCACCGCGCCGGCGGGCGCCTTCCGCCTCATGCCCCACCGCCCGGCTGGCGCAGCCCAAAGAACGCCCAGCCGTTCCAGCGCGTGCCAGTGATGTGGCGCGCGATGGCCGACAGCGACCGATACGGCCGCCCCTCATATTCGAAGTCGTCGGCGCGGACGGTGACGACGTGCTGCACGCCGTCGTGCTCGCGGAGCAGCCGCGTGCCTGGCAGCGGCCGGCTGTCGGCGCGGATCCGCCGGAGCACGATGTTCCCGCCGTCCAGTTGCTCTCCCAGCGCCTCAAGCCGCGCCCGCGTCTCGGGCTTCAACCCGCCATAGGCGAGTTCCTGGGTGCGATAGGCGAGCCGGCTGGTGATGTAGCTGCGGCTGAACGGGGGCGGTTCCTTCCCGAACAACTCCCGCCACTGCTGCTTCAGTTGCGCGATTGGCGCTGCCTGTAGCGCGGCAAGGCGCGGCAGCACCTGCGCCGGCGGGATCGTCGGGATGGTGGGCGCCGGCGGCGCGGCATCCTGCTGCTTCGCCTTCGTGGTCGATCGTCGGGTCATGCGACTCCCTTTCTCCTGGGGTTCGCATGACGGCGCTGCCAGGCGGTCGAGTGTAGGCGAACCTCTCCCCGCCCCCCGGCCTGTTCCGCGTCGCGCGCGAGATCCTCGGCAGCGCGGCTGCGCAGCCGCAGGATCCCGCGAGCGAGAACGTCGCAGACCTCGCGGAGGTGGGGCGGGAGATGAAGGTTGGCAGGAGGCGGGGGCATCGCGATCCATTGTCGTCCTGCCCCTTATCTACGGATCTGCGCGGCGACGTTCTCACGGCATTGCGCAGCACGTGATGATCAGGCGGCGCGCTTCTTCGCTTCCGGTCCGAACATCGCCCACACATCGCGAAGGCGGCGCTTCAAGGTGCTGTCATCGGGCACCTTGAGCCCCTTGGACGCGAACCAAGCCTGCATGTGGCGGATCAGGACTGCCTGGGATTCCGGCACCCCTTCGAAATAGAACAGCCGGCACGCCTCCAGCCTTGCGGCATCCCAATCATGGGTCGGCTGCACCCCACGGCGAGAACGGACAGGCGCATCCGCCTCGTGATCACCGTCCTGCGATTCGAGACGACGCCATTCTTCACGGCGCACCCCGAGCTCATCGCGCGTCACCAGCAGGCCCGCCTGATCCGGATTGCCGCTTTCGATGCTCATATACCCAGCACCTTCTGTCGGCAGTGCGTGCACGACACCGGTGCCGTTGCGCAAGATGGTCCAGCCGTCGACGGGGTAGAGATCGACCAGGCCATTCAGCATGCGAAAGCCAGCCGGGATCCTGAACCCCCGCCCATCGCCGTCTTCCTCCCAGTCGCCGATTTCCACGCGCAGGCCAGCAACCGGGACACTGAGCCGCAGTTGCCCCTCGGCCGCCATGACCCCCATGTCGACGAGCGACAGACCGAAATGAGCGCCGACGTCGTCGATGCTGAAGAAGCGTTTGTGTTGCCGACGGCACGCTGCGCGCGGTGAGCGTCGGCTACCGCGTGCACCGCTACGAGCCGCGGCCCGACGCCGCCACCGGCGAGACCGTCCACCGCGCGGTGGATTGGGAGCCCTTCGAGATTTCCGTCGTGCCGGTCCCGGTGGACCGCGATGCGGCGGTGCGCGGCGAGGCGCCGCAGGGCGCGCCCGCCGTCGCGATCGAACCAGCTCTGCCTGACGAGGATCCACCCATGCCCGAGACCCCGGCCGCGCCGGCCGCCAGGGACATTCCCGCGCCGTCTGCGCCGCCCACCCCGCCCCAGGAGATCGCCGTGACCACCAGCCCCGCACCGGCCGCCCCGTCCACGTCCGCCACGCCGCCCGCAGCGGTCGCACCGCCCGAGCTGACCCGCGCCGCTCCGCCCGATCTCGACGCGGTCCGCGCCGAGGCCCAGCGCGCCGAACGCGAGCGTATCGCCGGCATCGACGTCGCGGTGGAGGCCGCCCGCGCCCTCCTGCCGGCCGACCGCATCACCCCGATCCGTGCCGAGGCCATCGCCCAGGGCTGGACCGGCGACCAGGCCCGCCGCGCTCTGTTCGATGCCCTGGTGGCGCAGGGCCCGCGGCCGTCGATTCCCGCGCGTCCCGAGACCGGCCCAAGCCACGACGACCCGGCGCAGATCCTCGACGCCATGGCCGAGGCCCTCGCCGCCCGCGCCATGCCCGGCTATCAGCCCCAGGGGGAGAATGGTCGCGCGGGCCGCCACGCCGAGTTCATGGGCTGGCGCCCGTCCGACATGATCGGCGAGCTGCTGCGCGCCCGCGGCGAGCGGAGCGTGCCGCGCAACCCGACGCTGCTCGCCGAGCGCGCCTTCCACACCAGCTCGGACTTTCCGCTGCTGCTCGCGGCCGCCGCCAACAAGATGCTGCTCGCCGCCTACCAGCCGGCGCAGCCGACCTACCGGCAGATCTTCCTCCGGCGGGACTTCCGCGACTTCAAGCCGCACCGGCACCTCCGCGTCGGCGACTTCCCGACCCTGCTGCCGCTCGCCGAGAACGGCGAGATCCAGGTCGGCACCATGTCCGAGAGCCAGGAGATCGTGCTGCTGCAGACCTTCGCGCGACGCATCCGCGTCACGCGGCCGATGCTGGTCAATGACGATCTCGGCGCCTTCACCGACTTCGCCGCCGCCATCGGTCGCCGCGTCGCCGAGTTCGAGAACGCCACCGCCTACAACCTGCTGAACAGCGCCAATGGCGACGGCCCGACGCTGACCACCGGCAGCGCCGCGGTGTTCGCCACCGGTGCCGCGCGGGCCAACAAGGCCAGCACCGGCTCGGTGCTCGACACCACCACCATCGGCGCCGGCCGCACCGCCATCATGAAGCAGCGCACGCTGGACGGGCTGCCGATCTCCATGGGCCAGACCATGCGCCTGCTGGTCGGGCCGAACCTCGAACTCGCCGCGCGGCAGGCGACGGTGGTCGTGCAGGCGAGCGAGATCGGCAAGGCGAACGTCTTTGCCGGCTTCGTGCAGCCGGTGATCGAACCGCTGATCCAGGCGAACCGCTGGTACCTGTTCTCCGACCCGGTCGCGGCGCCGGTCTATGTCTACGGCTACCTCAACGGGGCCGAGGGACCGCAGGTCACCACCGGCCCCGTGCAGGGCGCGGACGGCGTCGAGGTCAGCGTGATCTTCGACTTCGGCGTCGGCGCCATCGACTGGCGCGGGGCCTGGTTCAACCCGGGGACCTGATCCTTCCCACCACCACAGCAGCTTCGTCGAGGGCGCCCCACCGGGCGCCTTCGGCGTTTCAGGAGACCCTTCCATGCGCAACTGCATCCGTCCCGACGCGCGCTCCATCCCGATGGTGGTGCCCTATGCCGGCGGGATCCTCTCCGGCCAGGGCATGCTGGTCGGCGCCTTCTTCGGGGTGGCAGCGTCCGACGCCGCGCAGAACGCCAGCGTCGACTGCGAGACCCGCGGCGAGTTCGAACTCACCAAGGAGCCCGCCCTCGCCATCAGCCAGGGCGCGCGGGTGTTCTGGGACAACACGAACCGGCGCATCACCACCACCGCGACCGGCAACTTCCAGGTCGGCCTCTGCACCGTCGCCGCGCTGGCGGCCGATGCCACGGTGCGGGTGATGCTGGCCCGCGTGCCGGCCTCGGGGGCGTGATGGCCGAGCTGCTGCCGCGCGACCGCGCGCGCCTTGAGGGCGTGCACCGCGACCTGGTGCGCGTCGTCGAACGGGCCCGCCAGGCGGTGCCCTTCATCGTGACGGAGGGGCTGCGCTCGCGCGAGCGCCAGGCCCAGCTGGTCGCGATCGGTGCCTCGCGCACCATGAACAGCCGGCACCTCACCGGCCATGCTGTCGATCTGGCCTACTGGCTCGACGATGGCGACGGCGCGGTGGAGCAGAGCGAGATCCGCTGGGACTGGCCGCTGTATGAGCAGATCGGCGCGGCGATGAAGGCAGCGGCGAAGGAGCTCGGCGTGCCGATCGTCTGGGGCGGCGACTGGGCGTCCTTCCGGGACGGGCCGCATTTCGAGCTCGACCGCAAGGCCTATCCCTGATGGGCGTGGCGATCCTCGCGCTGCTCGGCCGGCACGCCGTGCCGGTCGGTCTGGCAGCGGCCGTCGCCATGACGGCGCTGTCCGCGTGGCACTTCCGATCGCAGCGCGATGCGGCACGGATGGATGCGGCGATGGCCAGCCGCACGGCGGAGGCGAATGCCGCCGCGCTGGCCCGCGCCACCGCCGAACACGCGCGCCACATCGCCGCGCTGACCGGCGAGGCCGAGCGCGCCCGCATCCAGGCCGCACGCCTCGGCGCCAACCTGGAGGCCCTCCGCCGTGATCCGAGCCACGCTGCCGGCGCTGCCCCTGTGCTGCGCGATGTTGTCGAGCGCCTGCGCGCCAACCGCGCTGCCGGAGATCCGGCTGCTGCCGCTCCGTCTCCCTGACGCCCTCCTCGTCTGTGCTGCGGCGCCGACGCTGCCGAACGCAGACCGGCTGACCCAAGGGCAGGTGGCGGAGCTGCTGCTGGCTTACGACGCCGCCCATGCCGACTGCGCCGCTCGGCTTGCCGCAGTGCGACGGCTCAACCCGGCCGATGGGGGCGAGCAGTGAACGCCTTCGCCGATGCGATGAGGGCGCTGGTCGCCGATCCGAACCTGGGCGCCGAGGCAGTCTATCGGCAGGGCGGTACTGGCCCGGCAGTTCCGGTCCGTGTTCTCCGGTCGTCGCCCGATCGCGTGGCCGACGCCTTCGGCACCGAGATTCTGTCGGCCACCGACATCCTCTCGGTCGCTATCGCCACGCTGCCGGACCTCGCCGCCGGCGACAGCTTCGCCCTCGGCGCCGACCTGCTCATCGTCACCCATGCCGAGCGCGACGCCTCCGGCACCGCATGGCGCGTGCTCTGCCAGCGATAGGAGTTCCCGCCATGCCGCAGAACGCCCTGACCCTGCTGGAGATCCTGCGCGACCTGCTGCTCGGCGCCGCAGCCGGCCTCGCCGGTGGCTTCGTGCGCTGGAACAACCCCGAGCGCCGGCGCTTTGGCTGGTGCCTGGCCTGGGAGGTGCCCTCCGCCGCGCTGGTCGGCAGCGCCGGTTACGCCCTCGGCGGCTTCCTCGAGTTCAACGAGTACGGCCGGTTCCTGTTCGCCTTCGTGTTTGGCTACCTCGGCCAGGCGGCGCTGCACGATCTCGCCGTCGCCATCATCCGCCACCGCACCGGCTTGCCGCCGGGCGGCGGCTCGCCGTGAGGCTCGCCGCCCGCATTGTCGGCGACCTGCGGCAGGTGCTCGCCGCCGAGGTGCGCGCCGGCGAGCGCGCGGCGATGACGGCGATCCGCGCCGAGACCGAGCAGGTCAAGCAGGATCTGCGGCGGCAGGTGACCAGCAGCTTCGGCGGCAATGCGCGAGGGATCGCCAATGCCTGGCGCTCGCAGGTCTTTCCCCGCGCGGGCCACTCGCTCCGTCCCGCTGGCCTGGTCTGGACCAAGGTGCCAAACGTCATCGACGCCTTCGAGCGCGGTGCGCTGATCCGGGCCAAGGGTGGCCGGAAGTTCCTCGCCATCCCGACCGGCTTCAACGCGGCGCGGGGGCGGCGGGGCCGCGGCGAGAAGGGCATGCGCGTCACACCGGCACAGATGGTCGCCTCCGGACAGGGCTTTCTCCGCCCCTTCAAGTCCGGACGGGGCTTCGTGTGGTGCCTGCCACTGCGACAGGGCGAGCAGACCGGCCGCCGCCGCCGCACGCGCCTCATCGCAGGCGGCGTCGCGGAGGTCGGCACCGGCAACCGCAAGGGTCGCGAGGCCTGGGCGCGCGGCATGCTCCAGCGCGGCATGGTGCCGATGTTCCTGCTGCTGCCGCAGGTGAAGCTCGCCAAGCGGCTGGACGTGAAGGGTGCCGCTGAACGCGGCCTGCGCCGGCTGCCCGGGCGCTTTGTCGCGGCCTGGGAGCGCGAGAGCGGGAGGGCGGCGCCATGAGCATGCGCGAGGCCGCGATCGCGGCGTTGCATGGCCGTCTGGCGGCGGCGCTCGGCACCCGTAATCCCGCTCCCCTGGTGCTGCGCGGCGAGACGATGCCGCAACGTCTGCCGCCGGGCGGGCTCGTCGTCCTGCGCGATGGCGAGACCGTGGAGGAGACGGCGATCCTCTCGCCGCTCGCCTGGGCCATCGAGCACCGCGCCGAGGTCGAGGTCACCGTCAGCGGTGCAACGCCGCCGGCCCGGACCGCGCTGCTCGACACGCTGCTGGTGGACATCGCCGCCGCCATCGCTGCTGACCGCACCCTCGGCGGCTCCGTGGAATGGGCGCAGCCCGGCGCGCCCGACTTCGAGGATGTCGAGCTCGAGGGCGCTGCCGCGGCCCGCGCTGCCTCCGTCTCCGTCACCCTGTTCTTCACCGTCGTCGGCTCGCCGCTGGCCTGACGGTTCTTCCTCCCCGCTGATCCCGGAGACCTCCGATGCCCCGTGCCATCGGCGCCAATTGCCGTCTGCTCATGATCCCCGAGGCGACCTACGGCACCGCGCCCGCGGGCGACTGGATGCGCATGCCGTTCCTCTCCTGCGACCTCGGTGCCGAGCAGCCGCTGCTCGATGCCGACGTCATTGGCGTCGGCAGCAGCCGGGATCCGGCGGCACCCTTCCTCGACACCGTCACCGTGCAGGGGCAGGCGGTGGTGCCGGTCGACCTGGTGAACATCGGCCACTGGCTGCGCCTGCTGCTCGGCCCGCCGACCACCACCGGCACCAGCCCGAACTTCATCCACAGCTTCGGCTCGGGCGCGGCGGCGTTGCCCTCCAACAGCATCGAAATCGGCTACCCGGACGTGCCGAACTACGACCTCTGCACCGGGGTTCGCGCCGACACGCTGGAAATCGACTTCTCGCCGAGCGGCCCGGCCACCGCGACTTTCGGGCTGATCGGGCAGGGCTCGACGCGCGGCGCCTCGAGCTCGGGCGGCACGCCGACCAGCGCCGCCTACACCGCCTTCCACAAGGCGCAGGGGGCGATCAGCCGGGACGGCTCCGCGCTGGCGCAGGTGACGGGGGCTAGGCTGACCTACGCGAACGGCATGGAGATGGTCCGCACCATCCGCGCCGACCGGAAGGTGGAGGGCGTGGATCCCGGCATCGCGCGCGCGACCGGCCAGATCACCGCGCGCTTCGCCGACACCACGCTGCTGACCCAGGCACAGACCAACGCGCCCGCGGAGTTCGCCTTCAGCTACACGATCGACGCCAACTGCAGCCTGACCTTCACGCTGCACGAAGTCTACCTGGCGTTGGCCAAGACGCCGGTCGAAGGGCCGGGCGGCGTCGAGGCCAGCTTCGAGTTCCGCGCGGCCTTTAATGCGACGGCCACGCGGATGATGACGGCGGCGCTCAGGAATCAGCAGGCAGCGGGTGAATACGCGTCACCGTAGCAGTGATTCAAAAGTCCAAGACCAGCCTGGCGATAGACGTTGCAGCCCGCGATCTCGTCGCCGTCCGCCGGTTGGTTCGTAGATCTTGACTGATTGACGACTGCTTCCTGATGCGCAAGCAACGCAGCTTAGACCAGGACGAGTTCAACGCGCGGGCACGAAACCAGGGTTGAAGTCGCCAAAATCATGCCGATGCCTAGAGGTGATCCTGTGTTCTAGGCTCAGCAGGTCAAGGTCAATGAGTTGGTGCACCGGTCCTCCGTGCAGATGACGGAGAACCTCCGAAATTGCGAGCGCGCCAGCTACCGCGCCTACGAATGGCGCCCCGACGGCCTTGCCGGCCAGCAGAGTCACCCCGCAGCGGTCGAGGGTGCCCCGCGCGAGGAGCTGAGCGTATGCCCGCTGTTCTTCCACATTCTCCTTGGCCGCCGTCCCCTTCCAGATTTCGGCAGCCTGACGCGGTCCAGGCAGGGTGTGGAGCCGCATCGTCCGGAAGTCACGGTGTCCTCGGCCGAGCCCGGCTTCTATCACCATCTTGAAGCCAACCTGATCCAGCGCACGACGACCACTCGCGTTATCCAATCCGCAGAGCGCAATTGCAGGCTCTGATGGCTGACAGGCAAAGTCTGCATCGAATAGCCGCTCGTGGATCGTGGTCGCGAAGCCGCGCCGCTCAGTCCATGCCGCCATGGCCCTGGTCTTTTTGAGTCCGACCATGGTCGCATCCGTCAGAATCGAGGTGCTCTCCGTGGATGGCGTGATGATGTCGATGTCCTGGAGTACGAGTGAGACCTTTGCCGGGTCTCGATAGGGCAGAAGACTCAGACCCCACAGGTAGGCCTGGCCGAGATGTCCCAGGCCTAGCAGCCAGAGGTTCGAGGGCAGGTAGGTCAGGACCGGTTCCGCCGGGTCCGCCTTGAGCCAATCAATCGCCGCGTCAGGCTGCCAGAGCGAGAGGCCGAGCACGCGCCGCCCTGCGGCGGGCGCGCCGCCGCTCACGGACAGAAATGCCTCATTGACTGCGAGGGCGCCGGACAGCATCCCCGCTATCGGCATAGCGGGGCCCGGCTCGGGGGACAGCGGCGAATAGGACGGCAGAACGCCACCGCGCCACCCCGCAGCAGCAGTCCGGATTCGAAATCCATTGCGACGTTCTTCGACAACGCCGCCAATAGCGATCTCCGGTGCGCCCTGCGTGAAGCATCCAGGCTTGCCGCCGAGCGCCGCCACCGCAGCAGCAAGGTTGGGGCCGAGTGGCGCCAGTGCGCTGAGCGGCACGGCGAGATCACCAGTGACAGTGACACCACCGAGGAACACCCTTCGGCCAACCGCCACCGCGGTGAGCAGCGCCGCCTGGTGCACTGGGTCGGAGGCAGCGGAGGCGCCGATGTCGATGTTCAGGCGGTAGCCCCGGAACATCGCCTCGGCCTGGGTAATGCTTTCGGCCGCACCACTGTCGATCGCGTGCTTGACGAGGCGGTGCAGCGATTCAGCCGGCGTGAAGACAGACATGCGATCGCTCCTAGAGCCCGATGTGGAAGAAGGCAGCGCGGTCGGCGGGCGGAACAGCAAGCCACTGCTTGGCGCCCTCATATCGATAGATCCCGATCTCGCTGCGTCGCTGCGGTGGATCCGCGAAGTGAGGCAGGATCAGCGCGATGTGGCCTGCCCGCGAGATCATCGGATGCGCGCGGTCGGACGCACTCTGACCCGAACCGCCCGGGTGGACATGGACATCTGCCACGACGGTGAGCCCTCGCGCCTTGCAGAGTGCCCACAACTCGCCGAAGTGCCTGCCATTGAAGCGCACTATTCCGCTGTCGAGGCAGCGTGGATCGAGATCGTCGTAAAGCACGAAGTCGGCAATATGGGCACGTCCGTCCCGACGAACGCCGAGCAGGAACGCGCCGCTTTCCCGCGACCTACGGTGCCCGCGCTCACGCAGCTTCCGGCAGAGCCGTCGCCACAGGAACCAAGAGCAGGAGAGCTCATGCCGCGGCGCGAAGCGGCGGCGAATAGTCGCGACTATGGAGAAGTTCATAGACGAGCTCCAAGTACTGGACGACGCCGTCGGCCGGACGCCAGATCTTCGAAGGCATCTCGTGACGCCAGGTGTCGTGGCCCTCGATGCTCTCTCGGTCGCAGGGGAGGTAGAGGGCAGTCCCTTCCTTCCAGTCGGTTCGGAAGACCGCCGACACGCGCCCGCCCTGGCCGCGCGGCCAGAGATCGGGTGACAGCACCCGGTCCCGCGCCGGATCCCAGGGACCGCCGGTGGGCGGCGCCTGCGGGTAGCCGGCGCAGTTCAGGCGGAGCACGTACTCGCGGCCGTCCTTCGCCATGACGCCGATCAGGGCATACGGCCACGCGGTGCGGATATGCCGCCAGCGTCCCTCGACCGCGCCGAGGCGGAACGCGGCCTTCGTCATGTCTGCCTCGAAGGCGCGCTGGTCGGGACCACTCACGGCGCGCCGCCATCGGCGCCGTTGACCCGCTCATTGGCGACCAGATCGAATGCCGCCGCGCATGCCTTGCCGGCCACCAGAGTGCCGATGTGCGCCCCCGGCGACGGGCGGTCGTGCGTGCCGGCGAGCTGCAGGACGTGCTCGCCGGCCTCATCATCGGTCATGCCGAACTCGCGCTCGGCAGCCCAACGCTTGACGCGCGCAATGGTCGCGCTCGGCGGGAAGCGCCGCTCGACGGTCTCGCCGTTGAACGTGACTTCCACCACGACATGGCGGCATCGACCGATGTGGACCTTGAGGCCCGTGGGGTCGGCGCGGTCCTTCACGCAGATGGTGTCGCTGAGGGGCTCCTCCTCGTCCTCGACGAAGATCAGGGCCTCGGCGGCAAACCCCTGCAGCCCGACGAGGCGGGCCTTCACGGCGGCGACGGTGGCGTCGGGCTCGACCTCGATGTGCTCGATCTGGGCGACACCCTCAGCCTGGTAGAAGAGATCAATCTTCGGCACGGCACACACCTCGGAATCGGACGGTTTCGGATGAATTATCCATATGAAGTCCGATCAAGGCCGGTCAAGGGAAATTTCGGACGTCGCTGGATGATCTTGACAGAGAGCGTCCGGTGGGTGACTTCTTGGCTTGCCAAGCCGGCAGACGTGTGTCTGCCGGCCAGGGCCGATTCGAACGCAACGGGAGATCACCATGCTTGACGCGGCAGCGCTGGGTCGAAGGCTTCGGGCCGCGCGCGAGAGCCGCAGCATTACTCAACAGGCCGCCGCGGACACGCTCCATATCCCACGTACGGCGCTCACGAACATCGAGGCGGGCACGCGGTCCGTATCCACCCTGGAGCTCACCCAACTCGCAAATCTTTATGGCTTCGCGCCGGCTGCGCTGCTCTCCGACAAGGAGTCGAATACGGAAGATCTTTCCGTAGTACTTCCGAGAGCTCTTCCTGAATTTTCGGGCTCGCCGGCCTTCAAGGCTCACGTCGAGCGCCTGGTCGACCTTTGCCAAGAGGGTGCACGCCTACGTTCGCTGCTCGAACTCCGACGTGAACCGAAGATCCCGAACTATGCGGCCCCGGTCGGAAGTGCGGCGGACGCGATTCGGCAGGCAGAGGAGGTCGCTGGGGAAGAACGACGTCGCCTAGGGTTGGGCAATGCTCCGCTGGGAAGCCTCGCCGAACTTGTCAGCGCGGAGGGTGTCTGGGTAGCCGAGACCGAGTTTGGCCCTCACAGCGACATGTCGGGCCTTTTCATGAACCACCCGGACATTGGCCTCGCCATCCTGGTGAATGCCGGGCACTCGGACGTACGGCGGCGCTTTTCGTATGCGCACGAGTACGCCCATGCGTTGTTCGACCGCGGTGAAACTGTCTCCGCAACCAGGGGCGCCAATGCGTCCGCGCTTATGGAGAAGCGCGCTAACGCCTTCGCGGCCGCCTACCTAATGCCGGCCGATGGCGTCTTCGAGCAATTGAGGTTGCTGAATAAGGGCAATCCAAGCCGATTGACTCAGGCCATCTTCGATGTGGCCAACAACGCGATGTCTGATACGGAGATCAGGCCGCCTGCCGGCTCACAGACCATCACCTACCAAGATGTCGCGTTAATCGCCCGGCATTTCCGAGTGAGCTACGAAGCAGCGGCTTGGCGTCTTCGAAGCTTGAATCGGCTGTCGCAGTCAGAGGCGCAGAGCCTCGTTGCGCAGAAGGAGGTCGGTAATCAGTACCTGAAGATGCTCGACTTCGATGAACTCCTGGACAACGGTTCGCCAAAGGAGAGCAACAAGGTCGGGCGAGAGAAGGAGCTTCGAAGCCAGATCGTGCACTTGGCAATCGAGGCCTTCCGACGGGAGGAGATCTCTGTGGGCCGCCTTCGGGAGATTGCGGCAAAGCTGCTCCTGAACGTTGAGGACCTAGTGGACCTGGCCGAGGCCGCACGCTCCGACGATTGAGGCGCGGGACGATAAGTCAGAGGCGGTCATTGCTCACAGTAAGTCCGCGAAGCTGCCAAACTTCAGCTTGAAGCGATGTTGTCGCTCCCACGCAGCCTTCATGGCGTTCGCGACTCCAACATCGAGTGCACCGCTCTTGATCAGATCGAGGACAATGTCCTGGGTACGGTAGATGACAAGACGCTGCCTTGTGATGCCGGCTTCAGCGACGGCTCTTTTCAGCGCCCTATTGTCATCTATTGCCAGCGGATAGCCTCGATTCAACGCGACAGCGATGGCAGAGCGCTCACCTGGGCCAAGACGGCTGTTGGTGGCGAGTTTCAGAAAGATCGCGACCTCCGCGAGGTCGGTCACCGCCTCCTCTCGAATGTGCCCTGAAGCCTCGGCCTTCGCATAGCGTGCCCGGTGCACAGGATCGGTGATTTCCTGACTCACATGGTCCGTTGCCAACACATCGAAGCGCCACGCGCCCAGAAGCGCCATGCGATCCAAGCGAAGGAAGTTCAGGACGAGAGAGGTGTCAGCCACAACGATGTTCGTCACAACCAGCCTCCGGTCGCGAAGGGCATTCAGCGGCTCTGCGGCTTTGTCGTTCTAGCGAGGCCACGACCGAGCGCGACTTTGGTGATCAGCGGTTTCAACGGCCACGGCGACCAGCAGGGGTCTCCGCCAATTCCTTCGCTTTTCGGCGTCTCTCGCGTGCCGCGGCAAAGTCGGGCTCGAGCTTGCGAACCCGATCCACGAGTCCATCGAGATGATAGATGTTGCTGCCCCAGTCGCCAGCGGCGGTCTTGCGTTGTTCTCGACGAATTAGCCCTGCGATTTCGAGTTGCCGAATGTTCGTCTGAATGGTCTTGTCGGTAACCTTGATGCGGCTTGCAATCTCCTTCTTGGTCGGAAAGGGCCGGCGACTCGGATCACGCCAGTAGTCCAGTAACTGCACCAAGATGTTCATTTGCAAGGGTGTGATCCCAAGCCTCGCTTGGGCGCGGATCAGAATTGAGGGGATGGCCGTGTAGCCGTGCGCGAGAACTTGCTCTCCCCAGATCCTCTCAGTCGACGAGGGCGGCTTGGTTCGGGCGTCTTGTAGCAATTGAGTCTTGGACGCGGCGTCGGGCATCGCGGTTGTCTCCTTCGCCCGAAAAACTGAGGATTGACGTGCTCTCAAGCAATGGGCGGTGCCCGGAAGGGTGAGGAAATCTCCAGGGGCACCCGACTAACCGTGCTTCTGCTGATTGACCGCAATCTCGATTTACGATGATCGATGATTAGGTGGCCGAATGGGTACCGACCTCCCCCCGGAGGCTTCCCGACTGGTGCCCCATCAAATTTCCCTACCACGCGCGCCCTGACTGCCGGCGTGGCCTGTGCACCCCATCATAACCCAGCGGAGTAGCTTATGCTCACCCTCGACCTCCCGGTCGAGCCGTACTGGCTCGACCTGCCGCGCGGCGTGCGCGTGGAAATTCGGCCCGTCACGACGGCCGTCATGGCCGCGGCTCAGGCCGCCGCCGCGCGCCGACTGGCCGCGATCCGCATCGCCGATCCGGACCTCGATCCCGACATGTCGCGCGGCCTGTCCTTCGCCTTCCTGGTCAAGGCGCTCGCTCGCCACGCCGTCACCGCCTGGGACGGCATCGGCGATGCCGCTGGCAAGCCCTTGCCGCTCTCGCCCGAGGCGGTCGAGCGCCTGATGGACCTCGACGATATCGCCGCGGCGTTCTGGGACCGCGCCACCGCCCCGGTCGCCGTGGTGGTCGCCGAGGGAAACGGCTAAGGGCCCGCGCCGCGTGGCACTTCGGCCGCGGGCCCGACTACTGCCGCGGCTGCGCCGCCCTCGACCGCGACTGCGCCAACGCCTGCCCCTACGCCGTGCACGCCCCCACCAGCCTCGAAGGCCACGCCTGCTGGGCCGCCGGCACCGCCTGCGCTGAGGCGACCATGGCCGGCCTGAGGCTCGATACCGCTGCCGCACTCGCCGCGGCGCGCGAGATGGGGGCGGCAGGCTGGGCCGCCGCCGAATTGCTGCTCGCCCTCCGCATCGGCATGGCCGAGGGGGCCGCCGCTCGACGCGAGGGGGAGAGCACCTGACATGGCCGACGCCACCCGCCGCGTCTCGGTCCGCCTCTCGCTGGACGATGCCGCGCGCGTCAAGCAGGAGATGCGCGAGGTCGGCGAGACCGGCCGGCGTTCCCTCGACCAGATCAAGGGTGGCGCCGAACGCGCCTCGCGCTCGCTCGAACTGCTCGACGTCGCCGTGCGCGGCATCCAGCTCGCCGGCGTCGCTGTTGCCGCGCGCGCCCTGGTCCAGGCCGGTGACGCGCTAACCCAGAGCCTTTCCCGGCTGCAGAACGCCACCGGCTCGGTCGAGCGGGCGAGTTCGGTTTACGAGGCGCTGTACCGCAACGCGCTCTCCACCGGCGTCGCCGTCTCCGAGAGCGTCGACGCCTTCCAGCGCTTCTCGATCGCCGCCCGCGAGATCGGCGCCACCTCCGACCAGGTGGTCCGCCTGGTCGGCGGCCTGCAGCGCGTCGCCATCGTCTCCGGTGCCTCCACCCAGGAGATCTCCTCGGCCGCGCTCCAGCTGGCCCAGGCGCTGGCCTCCGGTGTGCTGCAGGGCGACGAGCTGCGTTCCATCCTCGAGACCATGCCGCTGCTGGCCGAGGGGCTGGCCAAGGAACTCGGCGTCTCCATCGGCGAACTGCGCAAGCTCGGCAGCGAGGGCAAGCTCACCGCCGAGCGGGTGTTCCCGGCGCTGCTGCGCGCGACCGAACGGCTCGGCTCCGAGCTCGACCGCGCCCCCCTCTCCCTCGGCCGCGCCTTCGGGCAGCTGACGGCGGCGACCGAGAATTTCTTGGGCCAGCTCGATCGCGCCATCGGCCTGTCCAATGCGCTGGCCCGCGCGCTGTCGGCCGCGGCCCGCGCGGTGGACGGCGTCCGCCAGGGCGCCGGCATGCTCAGCGAGGAGGAACGCTTCGCCGGCATGCGCCGCCAGGCCGAGGCGCTGGCGGCGCAGATCGCCCGGCTGGAGAGCCAGCAGGACGGCCGCGCCAGCCTCACCGCCCCGGTCCGCCGCGGCAGCATCCGCCCCGGCCTGGTCGGCACCGCCGAGCAGCAGGCCGGGGTCGATCGTGCGGCCCGGCTGGAGGAGCTGCGCCGGCAATACACGGAGCTCCAGGCCGAGATCACCCGCGGTGAGCAGGCCGCCGGCGAGCGCCAGCGCAGCGAGCAGGAGAGCGCGGCCACCGCCGCGGCCGATGCCCGTCGGCGCCGCGCAACCCAGGACGTCCAGGAACTCACCCGCGACCTCGACGACCGCTTCCGGATCAACCGGGAGTACGAGGAGCGCGTCCGGCGCCTGCGCGAGGCCGAGGCCGCCGGCGGTGTCACCACCGCCGAGCGCACCCGCCTCGAGACACTGGCGCTCCAGGAGCGCGACGAGGCGCTGCGCCGGCTGGAGCCGCGCGTCGCTGCCGTCCGCCGCGCCAGTGCCGAGGGGGCGCGGGAGGCGCGCGAGGCCGAGCGTGAGCTGAACGACCTGCTGCGCGAGCGCGAGCGGCTGATCCAGCAGAACGAGACCGCCTATGAACGCTACCAGCGCCGTCTCGCCACTCTGTCCAGCTTGGTGGAGCGAGCCGAGCGCGCCGGCCGGGCGGTGCCCGACGAGACCATCCAGCGCGAGGCGGTCGCGGCGATGGAGGAGCTGGAGCGCGCCGAGCGCCGTGTCGAGGAGGGCGCGGCGCGCACCTCCGACGTGGTGCGGGAGCTGGGCCTGACCTTCTCCAGCGCCTTCGAGGACGCGATCGTCAAGGGCGAGAAGTTCTCCTCCGTGCTGGAGGGCCTGCTGCAGGACATCACCCGCATCCTGGCGCGCAAGGTCATCACCGAGCCATTGGGCAATGCCGTCACGGCCGGGCTGTCGGGCATCTCCTTCGACAGCCTGTTCACCGATGTCGGCTCCTGGCTCGGTGGCCTGTTCCGCGCCAAGGGTGGGCCGGTCGCTGCTGGCCAGCCCTATGTCGTCGGCGAGCGTGGCCCGGAGTGGTTCGTGCCACGCCAGGCCGGCACGGTGCTGCCGAACGGCACCGCGCCGGGTGGCCCGACCATCCACACCAGCATCACGATCGATGCGCGCGGCGCGGACGCCGGGGTGGAGGCACGGCTGCGGCTGCTCGCCGGGCAGATCGCCCGCCAGGCCTCGGCGATGACGCTGGATGCCATCCGCCGCGGTGGCGCGGCCTACGACACGGTGCGCGGATAGCGGGGAGAGGTTGGCATGACCGAATACGCCTGGCCCGCCACGCTGCGCCCGTCGCGGCTGAGCTTCTACCTCCAGCACAACACGCTGCGCTTCGTCTCGCCGGTCAGCCGCGCCACCCAGGTGCTGCGCCGCGATGGCGCCCGCTGGATCGCCGAGGCCAGCTTCGATCCCCTCAACCGCATCCAGGCCGGCGTGCTGGAGGGGCTGCTCGCGGCCCTGGCGGGCTCCGCCAACACCGTCCGCATCTGGGACTGGCGGCGCGAGTACCGCACCGGCGATACACGGAGCCAGGGCGAGGTGCCCGCGGGGCCGTACTCCTTCTCCGACGCCACCATCTTCACCGATGGCACAGGCATGGTCGTGGGCTCGGGCACGCCGTCGCTCGCCGCCGGTGCCGCGCGCGGCGCCCTCTCCCTCGCCACCCAGGGCTGGTGGCCGAACGCGGTGGCGGTCGGGGCGGGCGACCATATCGGCCTCGCTGGCCGGCTCTACATGGCAACCGAGACGGTGGTCGCCTCCGGCACCGGTACGGCAACCATCTCGATCGCCCCGCCGCTGCGCGCCGCGGCGTCGCTCGCCGAGCCGCTGGTGCTGACCACGCCCACTGTCGCCATGCGGCTCGCCAGTGACGACGAGGGGATAAACCCCACCCGGCCGGGCCGCTTCACCGCCATCACCATCCGCCTCGAGGAGGCGCTGCCATGACGGAGGGCATCACTGCCACGCCGCGCCTCTCGCCCCAGGCCGCCGCGGCGGCGACCGCGCCGGTGGCGATGCCGGTGGTGCTGGTCGAGCTCGACTTCGCCTCCGGGCCCATCCGCGCCTGGACCGGGCTTGGGCCGCTGCAGTGGGCCGGCGTCACCTACGAGGGCATGGGCACCATCGGCGCCGTCTCCGATATCGAGGAGACCGCCGAGTTGCGCGCCGTGCGCATCACCTTGACGCTGTCGCCAGTCCCTCAGGAAGTGGTGGATATCGCGCTCGCCGAGCAGTCCTTTCGGCTGCGCCCGGCGCGGCTATGGGGCGCGCTGCTCGATGCCGAGGGCGCCTTTGTCGCCGACCCGTTCCCCCTCTGGGCCGGGCTGATGGACACCATGCAGGTGGTGGACGGCGCCGAGCCCAGGATCTCGCTCACCTGCGAGAGCCGCCTCGTCGACCTCGAGCGCGCCGAGGTGCGGCGCTACACCGACGCTGACCAGCAGGCGGAGTATCCGGGGGACCGCTTCTTCGAGTTCGTCCCCGCCCTGCAGGAGGCGGAGATCCGGCTGCCGGCCAGCTGATGGCGCGGCAGCCGGACTGGCACGCGCGGCTGGCAGCCCTGCTGGCCGCGGCGGAGATGCGCCCCTTCGATGCCCATCGCTGGAACTGCGGGCGGTTTGCCTTGGCCGCAGTGCGCGCCAGCACGGGCCGGATCCCTGCCTGGCGCAGCCTGCCCTCGTTGGAGGCCACGGCCGATAGCGCCGGCTTCCCGCGCATCCCGCCGGCCTTCGCGCGGGCGGGGGACGTCGTGCTGGCGGGTGACCCGCCCCGCCTCGGCGTCGTCGTCGATGGCGGGCGCGCCGCCTTCGTCGGCCCCCGGGGCCTGGTCCGCGCCCCGCTCACCACCTGCACCACTGCCTGGCGCATCGCCTGACGCCCCGGAGGACTGCGCCCGATGCCTGCCGCCGTCCCCCTCATTGCTGTCGCCGCTGCCGGCGTCGCCTCCGCTGCGGTCGGCGGTGGCATCATCGGTGCCGTGGTCGGCGCTGGCGCTGCCTTCATCGTCTCCGCCATCGGCCAGTCGGTCTTTCCGCAAAAGCAGAAAAAGCAGGCCAGCCTCAGCCCGCAGGCGGCAGCGATCGCCGGCTTCGACGCCGGCCAGCCGGGCGCCGGCCGCACCCAGGCCTTCCGCCAGCCGGTCACCGAGCACCAGCTCGTCCTCGGCCGCTGCAAGGTGTCCGGGCCGATCGTCTTCCTGCACTCGGCGACCGACGATGAGGGTCGCGCGGACGGCTACTTCTATTCCGTCGTCGTGCTCGCCGCGCACCGCGTCCGTGCCATCGGCGAGGTATTCCTCGGCGACAAGGTGGAGAGCGATGGCTCGCTCGCCGGGCTGGTCCGCATCGACCGGCACCTGGGGGAGCCAGACCAAGCGGCCGACGCCAATCTGATCGCCGAGACCGGCGGCCAGTGGACCAGCGACCATCGCGGCCGTGGCCGCGCCTATGTCGCCGTCCGCCTCAAGCTCACCGCCGAGGCCTTCCCCGCCGGCCCGCCCAACATCGCCGCCATCGTCGAGGGTGCCGACACCATCCTCGACCCGCGCACCGGGATGGTGGGCTGGTCCGATAACCCGGCCCTGCTGCTCGCCTGGTACCTCACCGCTCCCTTCGGCTGGCGGGCGTCCTGGGCCGACATCGACATCCCGGCGCTGATGGCCGCCGCCAACATCTGCGACGAGCTGGTTGGCACCCGAGACGGGATCTACGAGCGCCGCTACACCGCCAACGGCGTGCTGTCGCTCGCCGAAGGCAAGATTGCCATCACCCGCAAGCTCGCCGCTGCCATGGCCGGTGCGCTGGTGGTCTCCGGCGGACGGTTCTTCATCCATGCCGGGGCGCCGGCGCTGCCGGCCGCCACCCTGACCTCGGACGATCTCCGCGGCGACGTCACCATCCAGGGTGCGCGGCCGCGGCGGGATCTCTTCAACGGGGTGCGCGCCGTCTACGTCGAGCCCGCCGCCAACTGGCAGCCGACCGACGCCCCGCCGCTGCTGGCCAGCAACTACGTCGCCCAGGACGGCGGCGAGATGATCTATCGCGACCTCGAGTTCCCGCTGACCACCTCGGTCAGCACCGTCCAGCGGCTGATGAAGGTCGAGCTGGAGCGCAACCGCCGCCAGCGCACCGTGGCCTTTCCGGCGAACCTCTCGGCGTTGCGGCTGCGGCCGTGGGAGGCGGCGACGGTCGCGCTCGACCGCCTCACGCCCTTCCCGGCGCGGGTCACCGCCTGGTCGCTCGCCGCCGAGGGCGGTGTCGATCTTACCCTGGAGGAGGAGGACCCCGCGGTGTGGGACTGGAACCCGGCGGTGGATGAACGCGCCACCGGGAGCAACCCGGCCGTGGTGCTGCCGAACCCGGGCGTCATCGCCGCACCGGCCAGCATCGCGGTGGAGACGCCGCAGGTGACCGCCTTTGCCGTCCTGGCCGTCTCCTGGGCCGCGGTCGGCTCCTCGCACCTCGCTGGCTACCAGGTCGAGTTCCTGCCGGCTTCCGTCGCGGCCTGGCAGGGCTACGGCGGGTCTCTGGGCGCCACCGCCGCGGCCATCCCCACCGCCGAGCCCACCGGCTTCCGGGTGCGCGCGGTGGCGCGCAGTGGCGCGGTGTCGGGCTGGCGGCAGGCCCTCGTCCCCGCCGCGGTCGCGGCGCCCACCGCCGCGGGTATTGCCGGCGGCATCCGGCTCTCCGGGGGCTTTCCGGCCGACGCGGTGAAGTTGCAAGTATTCGAGGCGACGACCAGCAGCCTCGCTGCGGCGACGAAGCTGCCGGCGGAGCCGACCGGGCTCTTCTGGGACCGCACGAGCCTCAGCGCCGGCGACACCCGCTGGTACTGGCTGCGCACCGTCTCCGCCGAGGGCAACGTCTCGACCCTGGCCGGGCCGGTGACAGCGACCGCGCTGTAGGGACATCCACATGCCTGCCCGCATCGACGACCTGCTGGTGCTCGACACCGCGGTCAGCAAGACCGACCTGGCGAAATACCTGCGCGACCGCGAGACGGTGCTGCCGTCCGACTTCGGCGGCCTCGGTGACGGTGTCGCCGATGATCGCGCCGCCATCCAGGCGGCCTTCGACCGCGCCGCGGCCGACCAGAAGTTCGCGGTCATCCCGCCGGGCACCTGGAACGTCTCCGCCGGCGTCGCCCTCGGCGGCGGCGCGCGGGGGCTGATCATGCACGGGATCATCCGCTACACCGGCACCGCTCCGGCGACCGTGCTGACGCTGGGCGATGGCGGCACTGTCCGCAACGGCGAGAAGCACTATGCCGGGCTGCAGGTCACCCGGCAGACCCAGTCCGACTGGCTCGACGAGGCCGACATCGGCATCCTGGTGCGCAACATCGACGCCTCGGTGGTCGAACTCCGCCTGGTGTCGGGCTTCACCATCGGCATGCGGACCCTGGGCGACGGCCGCGGCGTCGAGGACAGCACCTTCCACCTCGGCCGCATCCTCAACAACCGCATCGGCCTCGACATCCGCTGCGCCACGGCGACCGCCTGGAACACCTCGATCCGCTACTATGGCGGGCACTTCGCCATCGCGACCGGAATCAACCCCAGCCTGGACCGCTTTGGGATCCGGCTGTCTAGGGCCGACGGCGCCTACAACAACCACAACCGGCACGTCTTCGACGCGCCAAACTTCGAGCTGCGCCAGCTCGAGCCGAACGTCGCCATTCCCTTCCTGAACGAGACCAGCGGCTCGGCGATCATCGGCCGGGCGCTGCGCATGGAGGCTTGCTCGCCGATCGTCGCACGGCACACCGCCGCGGCGCAGGATTGCGAGTATGAGGTGGCGTGGAGCAACACCTACCAGGTCGGCATCGACTACGCCGCGACCGCGACGCGCTGCGGCAACACCGTGATCAACCGCCATCGTGCCCCGGCCTCGCGACATCTGCGGCTGCTCGGCTCCGTGCCGAATGTCCGGGCCAGGGCCTTTCGGCACAGTGCGACGGAGATCGGCGTCGAGGGGCTGGCGGTGGTCGCGACCTCGACCACCAGCGCCACGACGCTGGCCGGGCTGTCCTTCAACGGCCTGGACGACATCACGCCGACCGCGCGCGGGCTGCTGCTCGCGGCGCAGCGGGGGCTGGCCTTCGTGGTGGAGTGCGGGCAGGCGAAGGAGTTCGCGCTGGTGCATTCGCTCGTCGGTGGCGCCGACGGGGGGCGGATCTTCGTGCGCTGCTTCGATGCGGCGATGAATGTGCGCGAGAACATCGCCGGCGACGCGCTGGCTTCCATCACCACGTTGCTGTGGAACGTCCCATCGAAAGCCTGGACCGGTGGTGCCGCCATGGCCGACGCCTCCCTGAACAAGCGCATGACGGTGCGGCTCGGGCCCGGCGTGGCGTTCGCGCAGATCGGCATCGTCGGCTTTGACGGGCAGATCGAGGTCGAGGCACTGCGCCTGTATGGTCTGCCAGAGGCCGCGCCGGCCCTGCTCTGCGGCACGCCAACCCTTCCAGTAGGGCTGCGGGAGTTCGCGGCAGAGGTGGCGTGGGATCTGCCGAGCCTCGAACCTGGGGCGACCAGCCTGCTCGACGTCACCGTCAATGGTGCGCGGCAGGGAGACCTCGCCTACGCGGCGCTGGCGTCCTCGACGCGCTTCATCGAACTCGACGCCACCGCATGGTCCAACAACACCGTGCGTGTGATGGCCAGGAACATCTCGCCGGCCACCTTCGATCTGGGCCCGGCAACGCTGTCGGTGCAGGTGACCAAGCGGCGGGCGCCGTAA